TACTTTCAAAAACAGGGAGGTCCAAGCAATGGACGTTCCATCATAGGTTGTTATATGTCAGGACTTTACACCATTCTTCTTTTATTCTGCAGCAACATCTTCATGACGCTTGTCAGGAATTAGAAGCAAAACATCATAACACGCTATGTCTAAGATAGTTGCAAAATTGCAAGGCGTAAGCACCCATGTGAAAATCGGCGATTTTTCGCCCAAAAACTATAGGTTTATCGGGGTTTATTCGGGTACTTCCGTACCCAAAATCGTACCCAACGAAAACAGGGTACGAACGGAAAGGGTCTAACATAAAAAAGGAAAGGGTCTATTATGAAGTACCGCGTTTACGTAGACACAACGAAAAAGAGGCAAGACGAGCAAAGCCCGGTCGTGCTAATATTCGAGGACAGTGGAATGAGGTTCAAAATTTCCACGGGCCTGTTCTCTTCCAGGAAGTTCACAGGAAAGGAGTTTCCAAAAGAAGAGCCCAACCACAAGGCTAAGACTCTCAAACTTGCGGGAAAGCTACTTGACATCGACGAATACCTACTGATGAACAGCAATGTTCCGTTCAACAAGGCAAAAGAGGAAATCAAGGCGATTTTGAACGGAGAGGGGAACGCCCTGAAGCCAATCACGTTCTACATGGAGGAGCTGGCCAAGACCAAGACGCCGAGCACCGCAAAGTTCTATATCAAGACAGCGAGGAAGATCAGGGAGTTCGACCCATCGGCCACCTTCGACACCATAGATGCGGACTGGCTGCAAAATTTCGACACGCACATGAAGGAGAACGGGAACACGACTGTCAATGGCCGCGCCATCCACCTTCGCGACATAAAGGCCGTGTTCAACGCCGCCTTGGCCGATGAGATAACGACCAAGTACCCATTCAGGAAGTTTAAGATCAAGGCAGACAGCGTCCCCATCAAGAACATAACACTTGAGCAGCTAAGGGAGCTCAGGGATTGCAAGGTTGAGCCCAACAGCCGCATTTTCCGCGACCTGTTCCTCCTGTCGTTCTACCTTTGCGGCATCAACCCTGTCGATCTGCTGCACCTCACTAAGGCAAACATCAAGAATGGGCGCATCGTTTATACGAGGAGCAAGACGCACAAGCTGTACGACATACCTCTGCCACCGGAAGCGAAGGAGATTTTCAGGATGTATAAGGGGAAAGACTACCTGTTGGAGGTGCTTGACTATTACGGTGATGATTATCTGCATTTCCTGAGCAGATGGAATAAGATGCTGAAAAGAATAGGAAATATGAAGATATGCGAGCGTTCGGACGGCAGGAAGGTGCTGAGGATGGGTGAGCCTATATTGCCGAACCTGACTGTTTATTCGGCCAGATACACCTTTGCGAGCATCGGTGCGGAGCTTGAGATACCGAGAGAGACCATAGCGTTGTGCCTTGGTCACTCTTGGGCCGATGTCACCGCGCATTATATCAGCTATAGCATGAAGCGTATAGATGATGCGGTAAGGAAGATCATTGACTATGTGAACGCAGACATTTCCAATGAAAATGACGATATATGAGGCTTGAAAAACAAAAAAGGGAGGTGCGACAGCCTCCCTTTTTCTTTTTATAAAAAATGACTAAGTTAGAACAACGTGAGCTGCGCTTGCTCCTGCTTGATGCGCTTGCAAGCCTTGTCGTAATACTCCTTGTTGAGCTCAAAGCCGATGAAGTTGCGCTTCTCGCGGATGGCCGCTATGGCGGTGGTGCCGCTACCCATACAGTTGTCTAAGATGGTGTCGCCCTCGTTGGAGTAGGTGCGGATGAGGTACAGAATAAGAGCTGCCGGCTTTTGCGTAGGGTGCATGTCCCTTTCCTTTTCCTTGTCGAAGAAGAGCACAGATATGGGGTATTTCTCGGTGGTCATTTCCTTTGAGTAAACCTCGTTGTTATAACGTCCATAACAAACATTACCTTTCGGCTTACCATACTTATGCCCTCTCGAATGGTTGGGAAACCCTGGGCGCATTTGCGGATTAAACGTTGGCAAAGCTCGATAGAACACGGCTATGTCCTCATGGCATCGCATAGGCATCCGCTTTGCGTTCAAAAAGCCTGTGGGCCTGTCCTTTTGCCATATCAGGTTATAACGCCAGTTCTTAGGCTCGGCCATCATGAGCTTTGCTGTAAACATTCCTTGGCAGAAAAGGATGATGGGCGCATTCTCTTTTGCAACACGCCAATATTCCTTAAAAAGAGGATCTATGGGAATCATGCAATCCCATTGAGCTTTTTCGTTGCCTCTGTTCAAAACCTCATACGGCAAGTCGCAGATAATACAATCTACGCTCCCGTCAGGAATCTTCTTCATCCCTTCCAGGCAGTCTTCGTTATATATCTTATTCAGTTCTATCATGCTTTGTTACGTTTTAATCGGCACCTTCAACAATCGTAAACCCATGCCTCGCAGCCGTTGTGTCGCGTCGTGCCGAGCGTTTGGTCTCGCTGTCGTAGCAGACGATGCGAGGGTCGCCTAATGGGTCGGCAAAGTGGCTATACTTTCATTTCCGGACTAAATTTCACTATCTTGAGGATAATCTGTAGTTCGTGAACGTATTTTATTTTACGCAAAAGGGCATATCCGTTCACGTTGAAGTGCTTTATGAACACTGGCCAATTGTATTTGTTTCTTTCTACTGCCAAATATCTGGCAAAATAGTTTTCTTTTCTGTCTTTGATTGGCCTTGTGAAGTACTTGCTCTCAACATCTTCCTTAAAGCCATTGTTGCGAAGGATTTCGGGCGTGATGGGTACGCCATCGATGTTGTTGCACCATGTTCCCCATGGACCGTCGTCTTCGTCGTTGGCAGCCTTCAGAGTGACGGCTCCCTTCTTGTCATTATACTGTCGGTCGGGATGGATATCGGTAACGATACACAATGTGCCTTTCGGAAACGTGCAGTCTTTGTTAGTCTGCACAATGTCGCCTATTCTAAGGTCTTCGGGGTTAATCATTGTCTCTATGTTTTAATCTATATACTATATATGAGGGCGTGTCAGTCATGCTCAATCATGCTTTCCTGCCGCTACCACCTTCAACGCTTCGAGCAAGGTTTTCTCGCTGATGCCGTTGCCTGATGCCTGGACGCTCTCCCTGAGCTCATCGAGCGTGCGAAGGATTGTGCCGTTGTCTTTGAGCATATTCTCGTGACAAGCGTTGAACGCACGAATGACATCCGTGCGCAAAGAATCGATAGCGTCCTTGAGTGTGGCTTCATGCTCCTTCTTGATTCCTTCGGCTATGACCTGAGAAGGGAGAGGAAAGTCGAAATGGCAGACACCCTGTCTCCCATCAACAAGTTGGTTATTGGCTTGCACACTACGTAATTGTTGACATCCGTCGTCGAACTTTACGAGATAAATGCCATCACCATTCGGATAATGGTCAACGAAACAATGATCGCTCGTAGGATTCTGTCTCGATTCTTCAATCACACCAGCAATCGGTATTCTCACTTCTTGTTGCTCCATAATAATTTATGTTAAGTTAATCTTCTTGAATGCCCAGTTTCTTACGCCATTCAGGATCGTGGATAGAACCAACGACCTCTGATTTTTTAGTATCGGAACTATTGAGAAAATCTTCTCTTCCAGTCTCATCTTCTGCTGATATAGAATCAGGATTCTTGTGCAGAACAAATATATAAGATAAGAAGTCCACGGAATAATAGATTGATAAGTAATAATTACAAACGACGTTTCCGCATTCATCAAAATCCGAGTAATCACTCAGTTCAAACGGATCAAAACTTAATAAATCTCCCTCGTAAATATCCTTGCCATTCTCGTCGGTTAATCCGGTGAACTGGCAGACGGTATCAGGGTCAACCAATACCGCTTCATTACGATTAAGCATAGAATCTTTCTGTCTATCCTTAATGATGTAGGTATTATCACACTCCTTATAGTAATAGCCTTCAATCCACTCACTACTATCAACACTCTTACCTTTGAATTTGATGGTTCTCATAATATCTACTTTTTATGTTTCTTGTGCACCCCTGCGAAAACGTAAAGAAATAATACAAGAATGTTTCCCACCACAATTAAGATCATTGGCAGCATTACTAACCACCACGACCAACTGATTGCTCCACAGAGTTTCATCACAATGAAGGCTACCTGAAGCGACACAATCATATAATCAATAATTCCAAATTTCATATCTCGTTTATAATTTGTTTAGACTTACAACACATTTTTCGACAGCTGGCTCATAATATTATAAGCAGTACCATCTTCCGAAGATTCTTTCCATAGCTTGGCAAGAGCGCAATCTTGATACAAACCACAATAATGACTAAGTAGCCAGTCGGTAAGTTTACCTTTAACCTTTTTGCAACCTTCGTCAAGTCGTTTACGACAATGAAAACAACTACATGGCACTTTTATATTTATCCAGTTGTCACGAATTTCATCGTCAGACGTTCCATAAAAGAATTGCTCGACATCATCAGTTATTATTTCCATAATATATTCAAATCCTAAATCCAGACAACCTTAAATCCGTTTTCCTTCAATCTGACGATATGGGACAAAGTCTGTCAGGCTTCAACTGCTCGTCCGACAACGACTCCGAGCTATACAGCGACAGGTCATTATGCCAGTGGTCTTCGTCGCCTATATCGATGTAAGGGTTCTCGGGTATCTCGCAAGTTTTCACACTTGTCACCCACTCGCTCGGTATGTACGAGCCAAACACCTCCATCTTCTTTTGCAAGGGGAACGATTGGTGCAAGGGACAGTACTTTCCGGCGAACTTATAGCACAATACCCTATGCAGCTTTCCGTCCTGCGACTCAAACGAGACAATATGGCGGTTCCCGCGGTGCAAGGCGGCCATTACGCGAAGAAAGTCCTCCCATCCCACATCCCTGTGCAGCTCGCCTCTGATATTGTTGAAATAGCACTCCCAGAGGTCACGGCGCATGAAATACCAAAGAAAGTCCATGTCCGTTTCGTTCATCTGCGGAATACTCTTCCACACAAACTCACGCCATACGTGCTGACGGAGGTGCGAGCCTCTTGCGAACCCCTCGATGGCGCAGAGGAAGTCGTGGTGGTCAAGACTGATGGTAATCATAAGCCACCTCCCTCCTGTTCTGCGTTCAGCTCATCGAGCATGTCCTGCGATACGGCGAGAAGGTGCTCGTAGTCGCCTGACGTGGCCTCGTCGGCGTACTTGGCCTTTTCCTCGACAGTCCTCCCACATTCATTCATAGCGCGGCCAACGTAACTAATGATGGCAATGGCGTTTCCGTCCTGCCCTTCTAATGTGTACTTCATATATACGTGTGTTTTATGGTTTTTCTGTTGTTTATTTTAGAGTAAAAAGTCGCTCAATTGGTCTTTTGGTTGCGACCGGGTTGAGGGAGTTTGTTACCTCCTTCTCCCAGACGCAAGTAAAATCTTCGGGCATGTGATACTCGCTCACGAACACCTTGTGCCCGGCGCTGGCAACGCTCTTGCACCATGAGTAAAACGCATCATGGTTGAACTTGCCGTAACGGTATCCTGTTTTCCCTTCGTAAGGGATGTCACAGTAAACAATGGAACGAGGAGGCAAATCGAGGCAGTCGTAAGAGCCTGCAACAAACTCTACGCCTTGCAATGGGTCAATATCCTTCTTGATGTTAGCTATATACTCGGCTATGTAGTCACGGACCTTCCCGTCCTTGCCGACTACGTTGTGTCCGGTGTAACCTTGGAAGAACTTTCCGTTGAAGCTCGACATGAACCCTATCCACCCTATCTCATCATCTGAGTAGCCCAATTCAATATTTCCACTGGCCTGCATCCTCGCATGGTAATACATCTTCTTTGTGATGGTGGAAGGGAACCTTTGTCCTGCAAGCAAGGAGCGCCACATGGCAATAAGGTATTCGTTCTTGTCGTTCGCTATGCGCCTGTACGTTGAAGGCACACGCTCAATGACGCTGCAACCTCCACAGAAGGCGTCAACGAACGTGCTTCGGTCGTTGTCGAGCATGATGGGGAGTATTTCATCCGCTATTCGTCGTTTGCTTCCTATGTATCTCATAATAGACTGCGATTTTTATCAGTGAGTCAGGGGAAAAATAAAGTAGCCCCACCCTTTGTCCGTGTTGCGATCCGAACTCAGAGTGGGGCAAGTATATAAGAAGTGAAACGTCCCTATGCTTATTCCGTGTGTCCGCTATCAGGTTCGCAACTACCAACAAGCGAGAGCAAAGATAGGCAATAGGCAGCCATCTTCCAAATACTGCAAAAATACGTTAATGCGCTGAATGGTGCGTTTTGTTTCGGTTTCGTAAGCTACCTACGAGCGAGCAATTTTCCTATTTATTGTTTATTAACAAAAAGCCCCACAAGGCTATTGGGATAAGCCATGTGGAGCAAAGGGTTCTTGCAGGAAGAAGGCCGTCAGATGTTCTGACAGATGGCGTCGTTGACCTCAGATTCCATGATCTTCGCCATTGTGCGTGTCATGATGCTTGTCATTGCGTTGTACTGGTTGACGAAGCGGTCTGTGTCCTGATCGCTGATAACACCTCCGTACTCATTGTTCCCACGTGTGGCCTCTCGCATGAAGTCGCAGTAGACCTTTCGGAGTTGGATGATTATTGATGCGATGCAAGGCTGCTGAACGTTCTCGTACTTGGGGCGGTCGATAGTATACTCGCCAACTTTCGATGTATCTGTTTCCATTGTTGTCATAGTGTTAAAGGGTTATTACTTGAGGTCGATGATGGCCTGCTTACTGATTCCGACTATCCCAAGGAGTTCGTCGAAAAGGTTGTCGTACCAGCGGGCCTGTGTCTGCTGCTGATACTTGGGGTCTTGTTGGTTCTGTCCGAACCGGTCATAGTCGGGGTTGATGACGAACCACTTGTGGATCTTGCCGAACCTTCCAGGGCGTGTGGCCTTTCTCACCACACCCTTGAGCTCAAGCATGCGGTTGAACGCCTGTGCCGATATGCCCACGTTGCGTTCCTTGAGCAAGTCGGAGGCAGCGTGCAGCACTGGGTTCGTTGTCCCTGCGTTCACGACCGATGGCAGCTCCGCCGCCAAGCCGAACTTGTCGCTAATCTTCTTCGCCCACGCAATCTTGGAGGCATCGTTGAGGTTGAGGGTCTTGATGGTCCAGTCGGCGAAGGTGAGGTTGGCCTGGATCTGCTCGTTGAGGCTTGCGCTCTGTTGCTGAATATTGTTGGCTACATGATGGAATACTCTGCGATAAACCTCGAATACTTGGCGAACCTTGCGAGCAACAAAGTACTCTAAACAGGCGGAAGTGAGATAATAATTATCAAGAGGTCTGCCATCCTTTGAGTTTTCCACATCTTGGTGGATAACTATAAAGTCCACATTTTCCATAAAGTTGACCTTTAATGCTCGAACGGCAGCATCCTTGCGTGAGTATGCAAGCATCCAAACATCATCAAGAAATACGGAAAACACTTTGTCTTGTTGATCTAATGCCAACACGCCACGGAAGTAACGCTCAATTTCGCTTGGGCTACTATCCTTTGATAGAATTACGTTTGTATTCATATCACTAAGTTTTTAGACACGAAAAAACTGCGCTACGTGTTGTCTAAGGCTCTTAGCAAACCTCCGATGGTAGTTTCCATCCATCGACACGGCGCAGTAATCTCTATATAAATTACTTTATATTCGTAAGAAGTGGGTACAATAAACGCACCCCCCTTGCAGAAGATGCGGCAACCATACCGCTAAGATTTATTTAGACGTTGCAAATATACGCAATATATCACTGACTTGTACTGCGAAAAGCGGATTTTAACCAAACTTTAACACTTGGCAGTTATTAATTCTTCGATTAATTTGTTTTTTACACTATATTCCACAAAATAGGCTGACCCAAACAAATGAGCCAGCCAACTTTTTACTTGCCCTTGAATATACAGACAGCTCCATATACTGCAAGGAGAATAATTAAGTACAAAAAATGATGTTATATATGTTGGTGAATAGTTTACCAATCGTCATTTGATGAACCTGTACCATCGTGATTTTCAGCCATCCAAACTATAAGTGGAGTGATGTACGAGTTAATCCAAGAATTGAAATTCCTTACTGCTATTTTCGAATTTACAGAACCATCTGAATTAAACATTGTTACGGTCGGTCCATATTCGGGATGTTCCTTACTTGTAAATCGAACACCACCAAGTTTATAGAAGGAACGGACAATTTGGTCGTTTACGTGAATAGACATCTTGTAGCGACCATCTTTGAATTGAAGCACGATGTTCATATCCACGTCAGCCATATTGCCAACGCCTCTACATCTGTAAGCATCGGTTGCTGCACAATGAATGTTCATTACCTGCTCGCCCATCGTGTTTAACACTTTGTCGGGATTGCGGTAATTCTGAACTACGTATTGATAGGCTCTCTGATACAAGTCGTGTGCGCTTGCATCTTTGACCTCCATTACAATGTATTCTTTTCCGTCTTTTTCAGCTACAACACCTGTCGGTGATGCCTTGAATATCTGTGCATTTGCTTGCACCACCACGGCAATCAAAATTGCCATAAACATTAAAATCTTCTTCATAAGCATGATCTTTTAGTTATTGTTATTAGTTTTGCGAAATTACAAAATTCAGTTAACGCACGCAAGCCTTTTGCCGGATTTAACACTTCCAAAACAGGCGCTTTCATGCACCCGAATTTATCGCGTTTCGCAAAATATTACACCGAAATTGCAGTTTCGCACGATTTCCGCACGAAACGCGCACGATTTCGCACGCCTTTACTCCTATAAATCAGCGAGTTACAAAACACTTGCGCACGTTTTCCGCACGATTTCCGCACGGCTCGCACACTCATATTTCTTAACACGGGAAATTAAAACCACTTATAGTCAGCGAGTTACATTCGTCGTGGCCTCGGGGAAATTTACAAAATCGGCTAAAATCGGCAAAAATTCATCCTCGCGCGCGTATTAGTACTATACCAGTATAGTATATTAAATATATATTATATATATTATTTATATTAAATTATTATTATGTCCGAAATCGAAAATTTTCGTGCGTGTTCTATGAGAGAGTAATTTTTTTGAGCTTTCCGAACACCCCCAAAGCCCCCTCTTTTTACAGAGACAAAAAAACAATCCCCACCTACGCTTGGCAGGTGGGGAGAGAAACGAGAAAACTTTTTAAAGCGTTTGAGTTTTCTACAACGCTCGCTCGATTATCTTGTTGTTAGTCTTTGTTGCGGTCAATCAATCCGATGGCGTAGTGGTTCGTGTCGTAGGTGTACGACATGGTGCGCTTTTTAATCGTGCTGTAATATTCGCCACAACAAGCCAAAACAAGCTCATCGTCTTCGGCGTCCTCGATCTCGTCCTTAATCTTCTCCATCTTATCGAGGAAACAACGCAGAGAGTCGAAGTCATCGAAGTCAGATACAAAGGGTTGCACCTCGTTCTCGTAGAACCCCTCCAAGTCCTTCTTCGAAAATTCACGGTAGTCATCGCCATATTCGTCAGCCGAACGCTCAAAAGGTTCGTGTGCCTGACATCCCGTTCGATACCACATGTCCCATCCGTCACGCTTGTGGAAAATCTCAATGCTCAGCCCGTTCTCCTTCGCCAACTCCTCGGCCTGCTCAAATGAGTCGAAGCCGATAATGGCCTTCTTCAAATCCTGAGGATAACCGTTCCTCGCTGATGTTGTGTCGATCAACTCCAAGCCGTTCTCCGTTGCTATATCTTCAAAGTTGCTAATCATGATAAAATGACTTAACCGTGATGTCGAGGGCTGATGATTGTTGTTACCAAATTTCTTCTACTTCAAACTCCACGTTGCCATCCCAGTCGAAGGAGTCGCTATCACTCTCCTCTTCTGGCGAGAGATACCAGTATGCGGTCAACCTGCAACCGTCCATTGTGACGGGCACACCTGCATACTCGGCCTTTCCGATATGTTCGGGGTTCTCGAATGATGGGTACATAACCCTGCTGGTAGGCTCTGCTCCTTGTGACATGGCGGCCTGTACACTCTCCTGGCCGAAGCTCTCGATGGCCTCCTGCTTTGTAATTCGTTTCATATTTACTTTGTTGTTAGATGGTTCTATCTGTTTTAGTTATTACTTGTTGCGGCCAGTGGCACAATCAAAAATTGTGCCGATAAGCCAAATTGCGATAAGAAATGCCATGGGTTATTCTTCCTCCTTTCTGTCGGTGTCTTGGTTATTGTTATTGAGTTCTTTGTAATACTGCTTAATGTCGGAGTCGCTCATGCCCTTCTCTCTCATGATCCTGTAGTCTGCACTGTCACGGCGAAGGTTCACGCGGTCCTCGTAGACTGTTCGCAGGTTGTAATAAGCGTTACGCACGCGCTCAAGGGTGAGCACCTTCCCGGTCGATGACATGATACCCATTTGTTGAAGGGTGTACGACGCTTGCGAGAAGTTGTTTTTCGTTAGCTCTGTGAAGTTATTTGTGCATTGACGGACAATTGCCCATATCGCTTTGTTACAAGGCTTCTCAGCGGCTTCTTTCTTACGTCTCTCGGCGGCTGCCGTTCGGGCTGCTGAAAGGTCGCTTTTCTTCGGGCGCCCGAGCTTCGTTACCACCTTTCCGGATTTGGATGAAATAAACTGGCCGTCCTCCTCGAGTTTTTTCTTCCTGACATCCAATGCGCTTTGCGTGCGCTCTTGGATTAACTCCTTCTCCATCTGAGCCGAGAAAGAGAAAGCGAACAGGAGCATTTCGTCGATGGCCCGCAAGTGGGCGCAATCAAGGTCGATGCCCATCTGGACTATGACAAGGCGCACACCTCTTGGCTTCAACTCGTCGTTAACAAACTTGTTGATATCGCTCATGGAGCGGCCTATGCGGCTAACCTCTGATACGATAAGGGTATCACCCTTCTTCAGCATAGGTAGCACGATCTTTCCAAGGTTTCTGTCCTTGTAGGTCACACCGCCGCTTACTCCCTCGTCGCTCACCTCTTGCGTGGCTGTCATGTTATGGTCTTTCAACCACTCGTTGACGGTCCTTTCCTGCTGCTCAAGGGTCTGTTTCTCGGTTGATACTCGGCTATATATGATAACCTTTGGTTTTTTCTCCTCCTCTTCTTTCGCTTTCTTTTCTCGTATGGAAATCTCGTGCTTAACGTTGCATAGCTTATCCCTCCTGCAAACGACCTTGCCGCCTATCACATTGTGACAGACGCACTCCTTGCAGTAAGCTTTGTGGTCGGGAGGAATTATGTCGTAAAACTCCTCTCGTCCGTCCTGTGTTATGCGCTTTGTTAGTTCCATTGTTGTTTACTATTTGATTAACGCCCGGCCTTTCACATTATTGTGCCGGGCGTGCTTATTATATAACTAATTTTATTTCTTCGGGCTTTCTATTTGGGTGCAAATGGCAACACGCTCGCCGCTCTTTATGAGCTTTGGGAGGTATGTGTCAAGGGCGTGGTGTGGAAATCCTGCTATCTTTCCAAGCTCTTTTGTGTGGCGATTGGTAAGCGCAATACCAAGGATTTTAGATGCCTTTTCGGCGTCCTCGTTGTAGATTTCATAGAAATCACCACAACGGAAAAGCAATAAGGCGTCAGGGTGCTTTTCTTTCAGGTCTTTCCATTGCTGGTAAAGGCTTTTGTTCGCTGTCACTGGAGTGTACTCGCTTTCCGTGTGCTCTATCGAGTCGCTACACATGTAGCTAATCTCTTCCTTCTTGTATCCAAGCTGTGTGAGGTATTGCATAACCTCCTCGCTTGTCCAGTCGTCCGGACAACCTGTGATCGTGTCGATGGAGGAGTTTCTATAGTTTAAGATTGCAATTTTCATATTATTTCTGATGTTTGGTTCGCTGGATTTTTTGCCGCACGAAGGAGTAAAACCCATTGGTCACATACAACTCGAATATGTCGGACTTCTTCCGGCCGCACTCCACGCTCTTTTCCGCAGCGGTACGCCTGTCTCTGCAAAGAACATACACATCGTTGGTGTCTCTGAAATACCAGTAGCACACGCCAGGGCCATTCAGGAGGAATATCTCTTTGTCACGCTTCCACAACTGCTCTCTAAGGAGTAGTTTCTGCCGTTGGATGCACGTTTTGTTGATGTCGCCGGCTTTAAGTGTGGTCACGAACTTGTGCTTGCAACGCTTCTCTATCAGCTTGAGGAGGTTGGGGCGCCATGCCTCGTTGTCCACAAATGGGAAGCCTCTGTTCTGGAATGAATACTCCGTGCCGTTAACGCTTACATGTATCTCGCTTTTGTTCTCGATTGGCGCGTTCTTTACGGCCTCAAGGAGTTTTGAAATCTCTGCTTTTGTCATATAGCTTAATAATTTAATAATTATGTTTAAGTCAAACGGCGTACACGCCGCGCACGCTGCGCATGTATGTCCAATAATTCACATCGTCCCATTTATAGCAAAGGTATCTGCCTTCTCTTCTGTCGTACTCGTCGCGAATCCAAACGGGAGCATCTTCGCTGCATGAAAGTCTGAAAAGCCCTCCAAACTTAATCTTTTTAAGCTCAATCTTTTTCATGATGTCTTGTTTTAAGTTAAACTTGTTGGCGGCCGTGACTTGCGCACGGCTGTGGGCTGCCATTCGGCTCCCGTCGCCATTCCACCCGCAAAGGGGCTATCTATCATCTATGCAATTAACTGTTATTAGTCGTCTGAACAGTACGTCCATTTGCGGATCTTCGTTAATCCGTAACGCTTCAGGTAGGAGTCTATCTGCTTCATAAATTTCGCCCGCAATATGTACACCGCCCTCAGGTATTTCTCTTTGAGATCGAAGGTCTCCTCCTTGGTTAGCTTGGTAACGCCATCGGTGGTGGCGTAATCCGGGTCGAGGATGTAGTAAATAACACCACGTGCTTGATCGCTGTAGCATTTCGCGATGGCTACTTCGTCGCGCCCTTCCAACAACTCCTCGTAACGGCTTACCGTCCTATCGAACTTCTCAAGGTTCCGGAGCTTAAAGTCCTCCTCGCTGAAAGATTTGCAAGACTCGCTTGCCTCTTCATAGGAGGGACCGTAAAAACTGCTATACCCGAAACAGAAACTTTTTTCAATCTCTGGTTTGTCGAACTCGAAAAACACCCCGTCGCGCAACTTCATGGCCTTATACAAGCTGTCAGCAAGCCAGCTGCCAGCGCTCTTCAATATACTCCGCGCCTCTTCGGTCTCGTCATCCAACCAATTGTTACAAGACTTCTTGTTTGCCCGTTTTCCTCTCGCCTGAGCCGTTAAAAACTCTTCGATGGCGAATGTATCAGGCGGCCAGCCTTTCGCGTCCAAGAAGTCCGCAAATGAGTCTTGTTTCTTGGTGTTCCAGGTCTTAACTATTGCTAACACCTGAAAAATCTCTGGGTCTATCCAAGACTCGGAGTAAAACTCGTCCGGGAGGCACTCTTTATCTTGGAACATGAACTCGGGTTCGTGCTCGTCCTTGTGCAGCTTTGCGCATGCTTTCAGGAACTCCTCGCCCGTCTTATATTGTGCAAGCTGCATCCAATCGCCATCTATACTCCCGTTGTTGTACTTTCCGTATGTGCCACAATAAACGGCGGCGTTAAGTATTTCCAATTTTGCCATAACTGAAAAGATTAAATTTGTTGTTAATGAAAAAGTTGTGCGCTTTCCGTTGTCGCCCAACGGGTTTTAGGCGTTCGCTCGCCCTTGTGTCATTTTACAACCTTAACAAGATCGGCGGAGGTACAAAGCGCCTCGCGCTGCGTTTGGAGTGCGCCTCTCGTTTTCTCGCTTTCAGTCCTTTCTTTGTTTGTGGCGGGAAACGGCTCAAAGGGAACTACTATCCGAAAATCTGTAAAACCGCCAGGAGGTTAATGGTACCTCTTTGTTCCGTTGCCAGCGTCGCTCTGGTATGGTTTCAATCCCCAACGGAAATAATAATAATAGCTGAAAGCTGCCTTAACGCTTCCAAGGAGTTTCTACTCGTGCAACAAGAAATCCAGTGACTCAAAAACTCCAACAAGGTTAAGATCTTGATCGTCTGGCACAACCCCGGTCGCTGCAATGTATAATTTGCAAGCCCGGGCGCCTAAAACTCCCGCCTCGTTGCCAAGTTGTTCGGCCCGTCTTCTGATACGTGCAAAGCTCGTGTTAACGGTGCTTTCGTTCACGGCCTTAACAAGTGTTAGGAGCTCATCGTCGATTGAAATAATACGGTATCGGATCTCCTCTAAAAGGAGGTTTAGTCTGCGTTTTCTCATGGTGTTGTTTATTAAGTTGTTTATTACGTTGAGCAAAACGGCCAAATGTTTGCGCGTGGCGGCCTGTTTCGCGTGTTGTGGTGTTGTTACCCGTCGCAAACATTTGGCGGGCGTGTGGGCGCTCGTTTGCACCCGGGCGGTGTGTTATTCGTTGGTGAATGTGTTCCAGTGCTTACCAACGTAGAGCCCGGCCAAATAAGCCGCGGCAACTGAAAGCAATATAAAGTTTGTCATGAAATTAAAGGGGTTGAGGCCCCGCCGCAAATGGCGGGGCGTGTTGTTACAACTGTTTGTTAACCTCGTTCAGGAGGTCCTCCTCACTGTCTTTATACAAGTCCTTTGTATCAATATAGACGAATTTAGAGAAATGCTTTGCTAAAATAGCTTTGCTTTCCAAGCAAGACAATACGCGCCCATAACCATTATCTTTTAGTTTACCGTTTTTTTCAACCCAATTACGGCAATGTCTTCTTGAAAAGGAGGGGTTCGCGATCGGATAAGCCACCTTGGTAAGGTTCAGCGGTTTTCCGCTATCTTTGATTTTCACGACAAGTACGCCGGTGTTTCTGCTTTTACAAAAGTAGGAGATATATGTTATATAAACGTTTAGTCTATACCCTTTTGATTCCAGGGCTGCAACGACGTTTAACAAATTTACACCAAACGCGGCGAGTTCATCTCCCCCGACGGTGTAGGGTACCGTGTTGTTTATAATCAAATTAACAACTTTCGTACTTTTGTACGACTGGGAGCGCACGAAAAACATATTGTTTGGATTACCCGAAAGGTACGCCGGGATATTTGGAACGAAGCCAACCGGGCCGCGTGTTATGGTGTTCTTTACGCCCTTTGCCTGTTTGATGTTACGCGCTTTCGCGTTCATCTTTTTCGCCGTCTCTAAATCCCCGTTCATTAAAAGGTCGTCGGCCTCCTCGAATGATTTCGTACCCGTGAAAGCGGTTCGCGATTCGCCCGTTCGGTGTGATATAAGAATATCTTTGTAAAAAGGATCGACCGGGCGGGCGTTCATGGTATTAACAAATTCGCTAATACTTTCGTAACGCTCGAAAACGTCCTTATTTGTTGTTGTTGTTTTTTTTCTCATGTGGTTATTGTGTTGATCGCCCCGTTCGTATCTGGAACGGGGCGCGGTGGAAAATGTTACTTAATCATTCCAACAAGGGCGGCGGCGAACCGGTTACCCTTGAGGCTTGAAAGGTTGACGCTCAATTCTCTAATATCGTCTACTTGCATTCCACGAAGAACGAAGCCGTTCAGGAGGTCGGCGGCGTCCATGTCGTAGTACTTGTTTAGCTTCGTTATTGCGCGGTAACCGCAAATAAGTGGGAGTTGCAAGGTAGCGGCGGCCGTTCTCAAGGCGCGCACGAACTCGATAACGTCCGGGTGTTCGCTTGAAATGGCTTCTTCTATTCGTGGATCATAGTCCACTTTGTAAAAGAAAAAGCGGTCGCGGCTTGATTCGTCCATCTTGTAGCGGCCGCAATACTCCTCCGTGGCACCCTGGCCGTTCGTGTTACCCGCGGCGACGCAATAGAAATTCTTATGTGCTGCAACCTTACCAACGCCGGGAAAGGTGTAGTAACCGTTTGCGAGGGCGGCGTTGATGGCAACCAGGGCTTCAGCCTGGGAGTTATCGCATTCGTCGAGCATGAAAAGGCCGCCCTTTGTCCATGCCTTGTAAAATTCGGTTTCCTCGAATTCGCCCCCGGCGTTCTTATAGCCTGAAATATCGAATTTTGTAAGAATTGTGTTTTGATAATAGAAATCTACACCCAGGGCGGCGGCGAGCTCCTCGCAAAGTACGTTCTTTCCAGAGCCCGCGGGGCCGTAAAGGTATATATTTTCGTGAGATCCGAGCATGTTAACCAACATCTTAAAGCCCTTGTCTAAGATTTTAGGAGTCTCGTGTGTGTGTGTAACGCCGTCGATCGTTACGTTAATGGTCGTACCCGTCCCGGCCTTCTGGGCGGCCTCAAGTTGGTTTTTAAGGTCCTCGATCGTAGCGGCGGCCTCCTGTTTCGCTGCCTGGTAGCCCGCAAGGCGTTTTGCCTCAAATAAGCCGCCAAGCGCGGTTAACACGCCGTCGGTGCCTTGAGCGGGCGCCGGGGTGGGAGGAGTTGTCGGTTTTGGTGTGGTCGGTGTGGTGGGTGTTGTGTTCTGTTTTCGCCCGCCCTCGTAGTCGCTGAATGTAACTTCAAGGGAGCGTCCCTTGCTTACCCAGACAACGCGCGCGCCCGCCTCGTCGATTCGCTCAACTCTCATTTCCTGAGCGCTTGAGCCGTACCGCGGGTGTCCGGGCACGCCGTTAAATGTTGAGCCGGCCTCGAGGGTGTCGGTGTGCTCTGCTGCATAGTTCAAAACTTGAGCTTCAAATTCGGTAAATCCGCCTTCTTTGCGGAGTTTACCAATAGATAATTTGCACATGATAGATAGATATTTAATTTGTTAATAATTCCAAATTAGTTTTTTTGCCAGAATAAAATAACCTATCTTTGCACCGCGTTAGATCCTTGATAGATTTAATTTTATCGAGGCCGCCCGGTTAGCTATTTGTTAGCCGGGCTTTTTTATTGTACCCCGCAGCGCTTCGATCGCTGCACGTTAGCCGCCCGAGAATATACCAATTTTGGAGGGGTCATAGGCTTTCATTTATCATGTAATTCATTTCGTTACTCTAACTTTTCACTACTCACTTAACATGTTTCAGCGCTTCCGAATTATATAGCTCCCAGGTTTCCCAGTTCTAAAAGGGTCCGTATATATATATATATATGAGAGAAACGGATAAATGATTATCCGTTTTTATTACAAGTCTTTCCCGTGCCTACACGGGGCTTCAGTGTATCAATATATCAATGAGCGCTTGTCGTGGGATATAGGATTTCTTTTGCGTTAGATCCTTGTGTCCTGTTGACGATTGCAAAGGTACGCACTTTTTCAACACGCCCAAAACTTTTCACGCGTTTTTTCGCAAAAATGCGCTTTTTTCTTTGCTTTTTCGGTTTAGTGTGCGTTTGCCCCTTTCGTTTTGTAATTTCGGATATAGCAATTGCACCCTTAATGTGGATTATTAGGCATTATTATCGGTGTATTAGTATAGTATCACACCGATATAGCGCTGCACGTCGCCCCTGGTACGTGTTTATTAGATGTTTAGCACATGCCACGTGCGTGTAATCACGTACGCATGTACGCTCGTGTATGTGCGTACGCATGCGTTAATATGCGTACACGTACGCGCACGCCTTAAATCCGCCCGTTTGCGTCCGTCTCGCGCTCTCTACACTCGCCCGCCCTTATTGTACCACACACGCGCCCGGATCGCCTCAAATCGCCTCATTTTAAGCACACGATAACACCCCCCCTACAGTCCGACGCCGAAAATACGCAAAGGTAGCAGCATGGTAGCAGCTTGGTAGCAGATAGAAAACTCGGAGGAGGTTTTGGGTTTTCTGAGGTGTTTTTACTCCTACTCCTTGTAAGTTTTTAAGATGTTCTATTTCTTCGTGCTTTTCGCCGCCATATAATGTACGCCCGTTTCGCTTTTTCGCTTACTTTTGCGGTTAAACGTCCGTTTTTGTCGCAAATAACATCCTTATTTTCAGGGTTTTATGCGTTTTTACCCCACCCTCCCCCGATGTGAGGCGCCCACCCCGACCCCGCTCACTTCCAAAATTTTTTTTATTTTTTTTCAGGATTTGCACTCTATATTTTGTAAGTTTTTACGAGTGCTTTTATTTTTGGGTTTTCTATTTCGTTTTGCTCGTTTTTGGGCTTTGCGCACTTAGGGTCTATCTACGCCCCTGTTTTTGCACGAACGATGGATTATGTCACCGATGGACTTTCGAGGTCGTGTGCAGCGTTTTTCGCACATTCTTGTCGCATCCTTCTGTTCGGTCGTTGGTTTACGTGTTTTTGCGGCAAACTATGCTCATGTTGTCGTTTAATGCTCGTTTTGCAAGTTCGGGTTTAGCATTTGCACGGTATCGCTCATGGGTTGGTAAAGCCGTTCAGCTGCGTCAGCCTTTCCTCTTAGGGGGCCAGTATACTGTAAGTATACGGGGGTTGAGGTCCCCTACTACGGCTGCGTGTGTGCGAACCTTGTTTTAGTGCAGGTTATTATATAATAAACTTGACAAAAAACTTTTTGCGTTGTGAAATTTTGTTGCCCTGGATTTTTGGTTTATTCGGGAGGAAAAGTTATTTTTGCGCTTATGATTAACCAAACATGTTGATGCGTCATGGGAGCAGGGAAGTTTCATATTGCGAGATACGTCATGGACGAGGCCACTGGTGCTTACGTCGCCGATGGTGCCGTGAGGAGCTTGGAGGACGACTTCGGCTTTTGCCGGTACAAGTCAATCACGGGCATTAACGCCATTGGCAAGCAGAAGGGTGTTTACACCGAGAGCTATCCGGAGAGTGACAGCCTTCGTGTTTACGTTGACCCATCAGCGAGGCAGGAGGCCACCAGCTCAACGCTTTCTGTCTGCGTGTTTGGTTCTAACCCTTCACTCCCATCAACGCTGAGCACCGAGGAGTTGATTAAGTCCGCCGAGGATAGCTGGCATGAGCTTGTTGGTTTCCTCCGTGGTGGCCTAATCCTTTGGACCGACGATTACAGGCAGCGAAAGGCGTTGTTTGTCTTACAGGACGCCATCGAGCCGACAACTGACAGCATCAAGGGCTTGCCGTACTTGGATTGCCAAGTTAAGCTGCAAAACATCTTTGGCGAGACCTTTGGGAGTGCCGATGATACGATTGAGAACTGGCTCAAGCTGGGAGGAAAGGGGGCCTGAGCATGGCAAAGGACTGGAGCGGAAACGGCAAGTCAGTGTTTGTGACGCTTGGAGCATCCAATCACACGGACAAAGAGCGAGAGGCTAACGACTTCTATGCCACTGACCCCATAGCCATTGACAAGCTCATCGGGTCTATCGGGTTTATCCCGAGCATTGTTTGGGAGTGTGCCTGCGGGACAGGTTGTTTATCAGAAAGGCTTGAACAATATTGCCACGGAGTTGTTTCCACCGATGTCATTGACCGTGGCTACGGCCAAGTTCAAGATTTTTTGCTTGCGAAAGAAATGCCGAGTGGTTGCTCCTGCATAATCACCAACCCACCCTACAAACTCGCCACTGAGTTTATTCTTCACGCATTGAGTTTGCTACCCGACGGTGGCCGGTGCATAATGTTTCTGAAAACCACGTTCCTTGAAGGAGAGAAACGCCATAGGCTTCTATTTAGCAAATACCCCCCCCTACGCATATTACAGTTCTCCAAGCGTGTCCTTTGCGCAAAGAACGCAGAGTTTCAGAAAATGCGCAAAGTAGGCTCGGCAGTCTCCTACGCATGGTTCGTTTGGGAGAAGGGCTACAAAGGGGAGACTACAATAACATGGATTTAGCTCATCGACACATCGCTTAACACAGAATATGAAAACCGCAAAAGAGACATCACTAAGCAGGGCGTTAGAGGAGGCCCGCCTACAAAACAAAGGTCTTCCTCCAAGATACCAAGATGGCAAAGACCCGTTTTGGATCAAGGCCATTGTGCTTGTCATGAAGCGAAACATGGAAGAATGTTATTGTTTTTACGAGCAGAACGCAGACAGATATATGAGGCTCATTCAGGACTTTGGCACTCCAAGCCCTGTTATTAGCATCAAGAGCATTCATCCGTTCATGTACCTTGATAGCGACCAGTTTATCCCAAGGGGAGGAATAGATGCAAAGCGTGCGTACCTCAAAGAGCTTTTGGACAACGACACTGACGGAATTGATGTAGATAATCTTAGTGCATCTGAAGTTGAGCACATCTTGCTCGAAAAAGCCATTGCCCAGCAACTCCTCAACGATGAGGTTAACAGGCAACAGAACCTCCGCAACGAGGGCAGCGATATTGACGGCTCCAACTTTGATGAGGCCGACCGTGTCCGTTTTGAGATGGAGCTTGACGCCATGAAGAGGGACGGAAGCTCACAAGAGGAGATGGATGCCTTCAAGTATGCCTTTGAGCATCGTAACGACCCAACTGGCGAAGATTTGCCTTATCTGTCAGTGGAGGACAGAACGAGACTTGAGATGGAACTCAAGGATGAGAAGCAAAACGAGAAATCCGTTAGTGTCGAAGGCGAGTTTGACGAACCGGATATTGACATTGACAAGCTTAGGAAGGCCAGCGAGGAGTATCGCAAGGAGCAAATCAAGATCGCCAAGCGTAAGTGGAAGCGTGCGTTTGATGGCGACGCCAACCTGCGCAAGGGCTTTGTTTGTGAGAATGAGTTTGGCGAGAAGGAGGAGATTGAAACATTGCAGCTCCCTGATGCCGAACAAAAGCCAGAGGTGAAGCGGGCGCCGGGCAGACCGAGGAAATCGGCCAAAAAGACTACGGCCCGCAAGAGCACCGGCACAAGAAAGTCCACATCGAGAAAAACGAAAAAGTAATGATGCGCCGATACTACAACAAGAGGCCGCCGTTCACTCCTGACCCTGAGCATTGGACGAAAAAGGTTCGCTCGTGGAAAGCGAAGGTCGCTTATGGGACTGAGGATGACGCCTGGGAGTACTTGAAGCAGAATCCAAGACTTATTGAACAGGGCATGACGGTATATAGGTGCCATGTGTGCAGCATGTGGCATATAGGTCACAAAAGATAACTTAAAGTATATATAATTATGGCAAGAATCGCAAAAAAGAAGAAAGTTGACAATAATGCAGGTTTGCTTAATGTTATTGACGGTATTAAGCGCACTGACGTAACAGAAGTTGCCGACTTTGGCCCATTCTTCATAGTCTTATTGAAGGACGGAGCAATCTATCACACGCATTTTGGCTACGAGGTGCGTTGCAAGCGTTGGCTCATGGACCTTAACGGAGGCACAAACGAGACCACGCTTTACAACTGGCTCTACAACTTGGTTCAGATGAAGAAAGCAACCTCAGGCCACGAGGACGAGATGTTCCCCGAGACAGACCAGACAAAGGAGCAGATGCTTGAGTATAGCAAGCTAATCACGGATGCGAACATGCTGCACCCAGTGACAGCCTTCTCTGACTTAGAGACCGCTACAAAGTTTGCTAACGACCGCATCAATTACCTTCGAGAATCCTCCCAGAAGCTTGACTCCGCGATGAACAGCAAGGTAAAAGAAGAGTCAGAGGAGGATTTGAAGAAGAATTTCGAGCAAGGCCAGCAAGAAATTATTGCAGACCAACTTCGCCAAGAGCTCAAAAACGAGGAGGGCGCTTTGGAGTAGCGTTATGCCCTATGGATAGCATTAAAAACGACATGACGAAGATGCGTTCATGGTACGCTGCTATCAAATTCGGCATGTACCGTGATTATCGCATAGTGAGGATGGCGGACGCAAATGGAAACAAGAGGGATGGCATTTTTATTCCTTTTATCCAAAATGGCATATATTGGAAAGGAGTAGGCGACAGAAATCCAGCCCAGTACCTAAAGCCAATATGGATTCCAAAGGACGGAGCAAAAATCCACAGGCTCGTTCCATTTGTGAGCGCAAAATACCGTCAGGAAATGATCAACGAGGGTGTTATTTCGCCTGACGACAAGTATCCTTGCGACCCAGTTGGTTTCATTTACAGAGATATAGATAAACGTTAGATTTCCTATGGCAACGAACAATGAAGTGATGTTAAAGGTAGAGGATATGGTTTGCGAATGTGTGAATATCGCGCTCCTTATCAGCGAAGGCTCAATGGTTACAAGCGAGAATGTTTATTCAGGCAAGAAAAACATCCCGTTTGCGAGAGCTGTGGCCCGCAATTTTATCTTTGATGTTCTTCATAACAAATATGGCTTCTCTTATGCGGTTGTTGCGCAACGCGGCAACTGCAACAGGGAGTCGGTGATGCGTTGCGTTAGGAAGTGTCACTATCTCGCATTTACTGACAAGATATACAAGGAGGTGCGGGAACTGATTACGAGCAAACTACAGGAATGGTATGGAGAATAATACAAAGAACACAGATCTGCTGACCCTCAAGCGCAACTCTCTCATGATGGGCCTATGCGAAAAGTACAAACACAAATGGGACTCATGCACAACCAAGAGACAGCTTATCGACTTGGCGCTTGACAGTAACGGCGTTGAGTTTATGGCAGACTCTATTGCTTTTGGATGGGGCTTGGGGAAAGATTACCTTGTAAAGGAATTTGCAGAGTACATAAATGGGGCTTATATCCGTGACAAGGATGGTTACACAAGCGAGCTGTTTGTTGGCGCTCGTGGGGTAATAGAACTACGCTCGACACTTCTTCTTGTTGCATATTGCGATGGGTTGGAGATAAAAATCCCCAAAGGCTCTGTTGGGCAGATTTATGTTTGCGGTGGAAGCAAAATTAGGATAGAAAATGACGGATATGTAGATATTCGGGAATATGGAAGTGTAAACAATATTGATATAATTGCCCACAATGGCTCAAATTCTTCGCACAAGCGTGTTTTATCGTCCGAATGGGCAACTAATAGGCATAGTGAAAAATAACCCGTTATACGCAAAATATGAATGGTTAATATAGTGTCGAATATTTCTAATTTTAGAGCTTGTAATTGACACAAGCGTGTGTTAGGTTTTGGAAAGGGCGCCCTCAGTCGTGATAGACCAGGGGCGCCCATGTTTTATAACCGTTCGCTTAGCGTTATTTTAGTTTAAGAAAACCTTCAATCCTGCTCCTCCCTTGGAGTGTCCGAGTTTCATGACGCTGCTCCAGTTGTCGCAAACCTGCCGCAAGTACCCAACTTGCTGCTGCATTAAACTCACCATGATATTGTTGGCGCCGTCTCCTGACTGTGACGCAATACCGCCAAGGCGCTGCAACAGGGTGTCCTTGATAACCCTTACGTCCGCCTGTTGCGTCGCAAGGTAGTAGCGTATCGAGTTGATGATGCTCTCCAATGCCTGAGCGGTTGCTTCGGTCACAGATTGAATACCCTGTTGCAGAGATGAGATATTGGAGGTTCCTGTAGGATTTACTCCAAGCATCTCAAACATCTTTTTCAGATATTCGTTGTAAGCTTCAAGGTTTTGGTCTTTCATCTTCTTGATTTCCGCAAGCTCATTTGCGGTGACATCGAGTCCGTTGTTTCCTCCCTCGCTACCTTTGGTCACCGCCTTGTCAATGCTTTCCAATATCGGCTTGATGAACTTTTCTGATGCTCGCTGCGTAACCTGCTTTGTAAGCAAGTTGTTGAAATATTCGTCAAACTTCTCGTTAAGTGCATCAAGCGAGTCGCTGCCTTCATTGAAAGCATCAACCCAAGCGTTCGCAAAGGCTTCTGCTGCCGACTTATAGTTGGCCTGTGAACCAAAACCTCCAAGTTCCTCTGTGAGCGTCTCTGAAAGCTCTGTTATGGTGTCGTTGATAGAGTCTATCTCTGAACGCCAGCTTTGGATCTTGTCTTCGTCTGCATGCTTTCTCCCTTGCTCAGCCTTAATCATGGCTTCATAGGCCGCTTTCTCTTTCTCCAAGGCTTCAACAGACTGCTGGTTGTACTTATACAGTCGCTCTGTGCTGAAAGCGTCATCCATTGATTTTTTCAGCTCCTCGTATCTCTTTTGGAGTTTGGTTATGGCTCGCTCCTGCCGCTTAATCTCTTTGTCTATGCTACTTTCGTTGTTGAATAGCTTAACAACACCAGTAAGAGCTCCAACAGCGCCGGAGACAACTCCTGCATAGTTTCCGCTATAGCTATTGTATGAACCTACCGCTTGACCGATGCTGTCAACAATGCCTAACGTGTTTTGCAGTTGTTCATCGGAGCCACCGAGGGCTTCAAACAAGCCACTGAACGCCGATGCCATTGACGAAACAATATCAGTGATGTCTGTAACTGACTTGGAGAACTTTGCCTTCGCTTGCTCTTCTTCGGTCATAATCGTTCCGAGCTTCGCAATCTGTTGGTCTGTCAGGTTGAGTTGGCTTTTGAGGCTATCCCTGATGCCTTTATTGATAGACAACCTGAATGCTGCGGCCTTTGCCTCGTCGCTCCCTTTCCCGTTAATCTTCTCTATCTCGTTGTACTGCAACTCCAGCAACTCAACAAGTCTGTTAGATGCCTCAAGCTGAACCTTTAGGTTCTGACTTTGGTCGTTAAGCTCAACGTATCTGGCAACACCACCATTCTTTTTCAAGTCCTTACCAGCCTTAATCATTTCCTTAAGACCACTTGTGAACGCCTTGAATGGATTACGGGAGTTGCGAACATCGTCAACTTTCTTGATTTGGTCCACGACGGCCTTCAACTGTGTTGGGTCGAGGTTCTTCAAGTTGTCGCGCATATCACGAAGGCGTGTGGCCATTGCGTCGAGCGCCTTAGAGGAAACTTGGTCAAGATTCTCAAATAGTCGTACATACATGTCGCTATTCTGAAAATCCTTCCATTTGTTTTCGTCAGTCTTACGCTTGTACTGCGTATCAAGATTCTCTTGTAGCTGCTTCTGCAAATCAGGAGTCTTTGATATTTCAGTATTGTTTTGCAGTTTGTTTCTTTCTGCAATATACCAACTGTCAAGCTGGAGTTGGTCGCTAAGCTGCTGCTTGTATGCCTTAATCAGCTCTTGCGCCTGATCCACTTGGTCTTGATGCTCCTGCTTGTTGACATTCTTAACACGGCTCTGGTAATCCTTATAAATGTCGCTATCACCAAAGCGCTCCTTGAGAACATTTGCCGTGTTGGCAATGTCGTTGTTATATCGCTTGATAACATCCTCTCCCCATTTGTTGATGTTGCTTCCGTACGTACTCTCGTAATCCTTGAAGATGTACTTGTTGAACTCGTCGTCAATGGCATTGCGCACATCATCGAAAGACGTAGCGATGTTGCCAAACATAGACTTGATATATCTGTCTGACAAGCCCTCTCCTTTGAGCTTCTTGTAAAGCTGCAACCCGTTGAAGGCCTCGTCGATGTTGCTCGAGATACCTTCGCGCATCTTTTCATACTCCTTCTCTGAGATATGGAGCCTGATTTCTGCAGAAGTACGGAACGCACCGCTTTTCTTGGCGAGTTCTTTGTATTTAGCGCCAAGTTTTTCTATCTCTCTTGCTGTTGTGGCATCATCAGGAAGAATAGAGTTGGCGTTAAGACCTACGTTCTGTGCAGCCAGCTTGAACATGGAGCGTGTCTTTGTTAGGGCTTGCTCCTTGCTCTCTGACTTTAGCAATGTGTTGTACTGCTGATTCATATCCTTCAGGAGTGATATGCGCTCTTGAAGGATGTCACGCTGCGCCTTGTTATTGGTATGAGTTTTTCTATTCTTTTCCTCAAAAGGATCAATACCAAATAAATTCTTAGAAGAAATTGTATTTTCTCGCATTCGGCTTTTAGCCAAAGCCATTAACTGCTTTTTTGTAATAGTTTTTGCATCTGCAAAAAGAGTGCCTTGTAGTAAGTCTTTAAGCTTACCTACTACATTGTATTCTTTAACAGTAGCCTTTGATACGTTTTCGTAGAATTGCTTCCATTCTTTTGCAGTTTCAGCAAACTCTTTGCTTTTATCGAGATACTCCTTAATACTACTTGTGTTCTTGATTTCGTTAACAGATAGAGTAATCCCGTATCTTTTCTCCGCAAAGAACCTGCTAATAAAGTCATCAACCCAACTAACTTCTTTTTGTGTGTTATTTTTGTCAATATTAACCTTGATACTATAAGCCTTATAGAGCATATCTTTTTCGATATCGCCCCATCCTCTTTTTAGAGCTTCGTTATCTATTTGTATTTTTAGTTTCTTTTTCGAAGCCTCGTCTTTGTATTTGCTTACGTCACCAAAAACACTTTGTGCCTCTTTGCGCACTTCTTCCAAATTGTTTATGTAGGTTTCGTAAGCCAACGTGAATTTAGATAATTGCTCATCCGCATTTGCACCAATACCCCAATCATAGCCATTGTTCCCTGTACCTCCAAGAATACCGACCATGTTTTGCTTTGAGCCAAACCATCCGCTCTGTATGTATCCAATTTCTTTTAATGCATTGGCAACTTTAGCGTAGTAATCGAGAAGGTCTTGTCCCTTTTGAGGACCAGCTGAGAGCTGCTTGAACATTTCCTTTTGGCTATCAGTAAGATTTACGCTTTCTTTTGACACCTGCGCAAGAATAGAACGTATATCGTCACCTTTTTGCAAAAACTCACCCATTGAAGAAGTATATTCTTGCATATCAGTTTCAATATCATCGTCCCCCATAAGCCAGCCTTTCTTTTTGTTAGCCTCGTACTTTGCATCAATAGCACGCATATTATCAAGGAACTCTTGATAGTCTTTAAGGAATATGTCATATTGTTTCCTCGCTTCTTCTTCGGAAATGTTCACCCCTATTGTTACCTCGAAGCCCTTCTGATTCATTTCTTTTACAAGATCTTGTAAGGCTTTCTGGATATTTGTTTTAGCTTCAGCATCTATCTCTTCAACCCTAACCTGTGCCGTATAGTATTCTTCGGTGTTTTTAGCCATTGCTTCTTTGTACTCGTTGTTAACACTTACGAGTTCCTGAACCAAAGCTATAACGGCAGTTAATGCAGCAAGAGGTAAAGATGCTTTGAAGGTATTTCCTAATGCGGTAAAGGCTGAACCTAATTTGCCTGTATCACCTGTTAGTGCAGCCATAAGAGCCTTGAATACGCCAAGCCTTTTATGCGAAGCCATAATATTTGCAGCTGTTTGTCCCCAAGCTCCGTTCGTAAGCTTTGTTGTGACATAGATAGAAGCAAGAAGTCCTGCGAATATTTTCGCTACATTAACAATAGTTCTCCAACTATTCAAAAGTTCTGTTACACTACTAATCAGGCCTTTGAATGTACCTTCGTTAGACTTGCCAATGTCGTTGAGCATCACATCAAAAGCATCCTTCAAGTTGGAAATCTTACCTTGGAGAGTTTCTGCCTGGATCTCTTGCATATTGTAAAAGATCCCTCCTTTGTCGGTCATGCGTTGAAATATGGCCTCAACATCCTCAAATGTAACCTTTCGCTTAGAAATCATATCCACGATTTGCGCCGTGGTGTATGCCTCACCCTTGACCTCCTTGAAATAATCCTGAAGCTCTCCGTATATATTGATACCAGCCTCGGTAAACTGGCGCACCTCAGAGCCGCGGAGGTATGCAGCGGCCTTGACTTGTCCGTAAGCAAGGATAAGCCGACTCATGTCAACACCAAGTCCAGCCGACACATCGGCAAGGCGTTTGGTTGTGTCGTAAAGTTTATCAGACTCTATGCGGTATGCAGAGAGTTGGCGCGTGTAGTCTACCAAATCCTTGATGCGGAATGGCGACTTAACGGCAAGCTCAACTGTCTTGTTGAAGATTTCGTCAGCCTTTGTCTTGTTCTGCAAGATAGCTTCAAGTGAACGCTCTGAAAGCTCGAACTGGCCTCTCACCTCCGCGACTTGCCCTATAAAGTTCTTGATTGTATCAAGAGAGAAAGTGAAGGCAACACGTTGTGCCAAGCGTGACAGATAGCCTGCCATGTATGATGTTTGCTCTCCTAAGTTACGTGCGTTCACTCCTGCCTCTTTCAAAACCTTGGAGTGCTGCTTTATGGCCTCGTTTACGGATGCGAGATTCTGTTTGTAGTTCTTGTCGGTCGTATTAAGGCTAAGCCTTGCCTGCTGCAACTCCTTTATGGCTGCAACATGCTCTCGCAATGTGGCTGCGCTGCCTGTATTTGTGAGTACGGCATTTGTGTCGGCGTAGTATGCAGAGCCACTATTTGCCCTTTGACTTGCCGCCTTGGCTTCTTGGAGTACCTTGTTATGGCGCTCTATTGATGCGTTGAGCGTGTCAAGTTTTTGCTTGTATTCAGCATCCGTAACAGATAGTTTTCTCTTGGCTGCTTCAAGGTACTGCACGGCCTTTGCTTGTCTGTTTAGCGTGTTAGCAGACTCCGAGAAGCTTAATGCCCCTTGGTACGTTGTGTTTTGCTTATAGTTGCTTGCTTGGTAAGCCTTTTGCTTTGCGGTGTACTCTTTTTGTGCTGCGGCCTCAACACGCCTCGCTTTTGCTTCTTCTGCCTTGGCTTCTGTTTCGGCGGCCTTCTTCGACTCAGCTTCTTTCTTTGCCCGGAGCTGAATTGACTCTTTGAGCATCTGCATCTCTGCTTTGTAGCGAGCGTCAGACATGGGGAAATCTTGGCCGTACTGCTTAAGCGACTTCGCCAAGGCAACCTGTTGGTTAATAGCTTGGTTGTTTTGGATAATGGCCTGTTGCTTCTCTCTCAGAGATGCGATAACCTGCCTGTTGGTCTCGTACTCCTTGACGTTTGCCGCATAGAGAGCCTTTTCGTCATTATAAACGACGCCACCTTTTCCTTCTTTAATGCGCTGCTGAGTGTACTCGTATTGGCGCATAGACTTCGTTAACTCCTCCTGTCGCTTGGTGGTCTTGTCGATCTGTGCTTGAATGTTTTGCCAGTCGGACACAGATTTTGATAAGTCAGGAGAAGATGCGGCTTTGTGTTGGGATGCCGCCATACGGTCGATGTGTTGCGCAGTCTGACTTACGACGTCGCCCATCTTTGAAAAACCTTGTGTTACCTTGGCTGTTCCAAGGCTTGACAGGCTGCCTGACATTGTGCCTGCTGCCGTCTTGATGGTTCCAAGCTTTTGAATTATTTGGTCGAGCGCACCGATGAACCCATCTGTCGAGCCCTTCATAGACTGACATGATGCGTTTATAACAGCGGCGGTTTGCTCCGATGTTTTTTGCAACTTCTCCAACCTTTCGTCAGCCTCTTTTATCTTCTTTAAGGCTGACTCGGGTATGAGAAGGACGCTTCCTAATGCAGATTCGCTCATATTTCTGTTATTTCCTGATTAAACAATAGGTATTCCGAGGTCGTTGACATTTTTCAGATCGTCAGCTCCCCTGATTATCGTCGCGTTACTCAAGTTCCTCGTCTTTTCGTTGGTATGTTTTTTGTCATCGTCGAGATATTCGATGTGGGTAAAATCCATTGACGCAAGTCTGACTTGAGGTACTGTCATTCCCCATTTGTATTCTTCCTGCGAGCACCAAGTGTTTGCCCTAAGAAAGTCTATCATTTGGCCGTATTCTGTCCTTGAAGGGATAATTCGGCTGTTTGTGTCTTTCTGGTCAGCGCTTGCTTGCGAACGGTCGCAATCACATTGGTACTCGCGAAGAAAAAATCCACATCAAGAAGATTTAAGATTTCGATGAGCAGCGTTGCCCAATCCTTGATGTCGTAATCGCCCCACAGGAGTTGGTCGTAGACTTGTTGGTATTCATCAGAGTTGATGCGTTCCTTGTCGTTGAGCAATGCTATTGTGATAACCCTTGCTACTGATGGTATGTTGGATGCAAACTCCTTGATAACGTCTCCCATCGCCAAGTTCTCTTTCTTGATGATCTTGCACGCCTCTTCGGCAATCATCCACTGGGCGCCGGGCTTTAGCGCTTTTATCTGCCACTCAGTGCCCTGCAACTTTACAATAGTTGGAGAGTCGTTCATGATTTGCGCAAGCCGTTCCATTGCAGCATCAGACAATGGCGAGATGGGGGTTGTCTCGTCTGATATATTCTCTGTTTGCCTCTTTGGCTTACCAGTTCCTTTTTTTGCTCTGTATACTGTCATATTTACCGATTAGATTTTTCTGCCTTTTGACAATCCAACCACATAAGCTCCTCCGTACTTTGCGGACAACTCTTGTAGCTTTTGAAAAGACATGGATATTACTCGATATTTGTGTTTCAATCTTCCTCCACCTTCTTCAAGAATCTCGGCATAGGGCATTGCGGCAGCTATCACGAGTTCAAATGTTCCTTTCGTTGCCTTATACTCTTCAAAAAACCGCTTGATTTCATTTCTTCCGAAGATGGGTCTTTTGTTATCTCCCTTTCCCCAGTATTTGAAATCGGTTGCGCGTTGGTATGGCGACAAGAAGCCCATGTTCTTTATGTACCCATCGTAATACACGCACCATCCGTATGAATCGTAAAGGTTGTAGGTTCTATGAGTATATGTAATCTCGTTTATGCAGGCATCTATAACCTTTCTTCCATCATCGGATAGTTTTTCTGTGATATACTGGATAGCCATTGCTCTGAACTTGCCCATGGTCAGAAAACTTAAAAGGGGCAAACGGCAATAAAGCCGCCGCCCCAGCATTTATATAGTCGAGAATCGTTAAAGAAGCCCTTTTTACACAGAGGCCGTAGGAAGAGTGTACTTGTGGTTGATATAGAACGGAGTTCTGACATTCTTGCCACCGATAGTGAGCGCAATATCCTTAGCGGTTCCTGCCAAAGAAATTCTTGCCAAGTTGGAGTTCAAGGACTCAATCAGCAACTTGGTGTTAAGCTGAACCTTTGGGAGCACGTAGGCAACCATAGTGGTTCCGTCGGGCTGAACCTGCACCACATCAACCTTTGCGTACAAAGCCTTGTAGGTGGAAGGAGCAATTGTGCGATTTCCTGTTGTGTCACTCGTGAAACCCGCGAGGGCCACCAAGAGATCCTTCTGTGTGTCGCCAATCTCAGAGGCCAACTGCCATTTGCCGAGCTTGATAATAGAGATAATGGGCGAATCTGAGGTTTCGCACTCGATGTCAGTAGTCTCGTTGTCGTCCTGCGAGATAGACGTGGTATCTTCTACAACATCCTCAAGGATGAAAGAATCGCCTTCGGGAGCTGATTCGTCCTTGTCACTGCCAGTAAACAATGTGGCCACGATATAGTCAGGCTTGATGAACTTGAAAGCGCCTGCGCCTGTGTTTATTACTTTCTTTGCCATAATCGTATTATTTTTAATGTTTGTTATCCTGTTATGCTTTACCAGTTGTCTATCGTGTGATTACAGAAACCGAAATCATCTGAAAATGGAACTGACGGTTAGAGTCGTATCCGCTATCACGATAAAGCTCATGGATTGTGTAATCCTTGTCATTTGAGCCGTTTATGATATCATCGAGCTTACCCTCCATCTTATCAAGCAATTTCACATTCTTTCTCAGCGGCGTACCTTTTGGTCTTGCGTAAAGATAGATGTTTACATAACCCGATGAGTATGCGCCCTTGTCACGCTGCTGCCCAACATCAACGTTAACAAAATCGTCCCAATCCTTATCGGTGGTCGGAGGGAGTTCTCCAATGAAGATATTCTTGGATATTCCCTTGTTTGTGAGGAGAATCGAGAAGAAATTCTCGATACGGGATAGTCTGCGCTGTGTTCGTTGTGTCATCCTGCTTTTTATATATCAGTTCCCTTGATGTAAGCTACGCATCCGTGCATCTGTGTCGGATAGACTCCTATGACCATGCCGTCAACATCCATTCCTGACATTTTGCTCCTAAAGCGTATACCCGGTACAAGTCCCTCTGGAATAAACTCTTCGCATCCATCTTCTTTCGTAGGCATGGGGAAGTACAAAGTGTATCCCATCGTTACAACTCCTGAGTTGAATAGCTTGTTGGTCTCTTGTATGTCGCAAACTGTTTCAAGGATGATAGTCTCAACCTCGTCACCTTCATCAAGCAAATTTCCGTCATCGGGTAGCTTGCTCTCTTTTTTGTAGAACACCCCATTGTAAGCGTATTCTTTTAATGCGTTGCGATCTGTATACATAGAGCTAACAATATTCGGTTTCATCAATCCATCTCACCTCTCCAGTGGCGTCATTCAGAGCTTCGATCTTGTCGTCTTCTCCGTACTTGTTGTATAGTCTCCGAAGTTCAGACTTGATACTTGCAAGCGAAGCTGACGTGATGGTCTGCGCTCCAACTGACATGGTGTATGCACCATGTTGGTTTGTAGACGAAGCAGTTTGGTAAGGACCGAAAACAATAGTCTCAAGAAGAGCCGCCTTGCATCTATCCTTATCCTCCTGCGTAAGTTCTACATAAGAGCCAGCATCTATCACTCCGCAATCAATAGCAACCCGGTTCAACACAGACTTGTCGAACACGAAACTTGTCATTCCGCTTAGGTATTCTAATATGTCAAACTTTTGTGATGCCATGTTGATGAGTGAGATGGGTTGATGTTTGTAATCACATAATAATTATTGCGGTGTGGCGTTATTTGCCAGCCGTAGAAGTGTCGATAATGACGTGGTTCATGAAGTCGATGAGTGCCGGGCAGGCTGACATCATAACCTTTGTCTGCCACTCTCTGAAGGCTCCGTTGTCTGTTGCGTAGTTTCCTACGGTTACGAGGCCGTCGGCGATGGAAGCCCAAGAAACGTCAATGTTCTTTGCTCCATACTTCTTCTGGAGTGTCTGGTCGTAAATAGGAGTCCACATGAACTCCACGGCGTCACCTGCAGGGCGAAGCACGACGACCTTGTCATCCCAACCCTGAACGAATGTGTCTGAAGAGGCAGTCTTGTTGCGCTCTTTCTCAACCACAATCTCGATAGGAGAAAGACCTGTCATGTCGGAAAGAGAGTTCTTGAAATCCTCATCAAGCACCTGCATCTCGTCAGTGTAGGCCTTGTAGTGTGCGAGACACCACTTCTTGTACCACTCCTTAACCTCGGTGTTCTGCAAGAACACTTCGCGGTACATCTTGCGTGTCATTTGCCAAACAAGAGGAATCTCGGTACCTCCACGCTCGTCGCGGTAATCGTCCTCAATCTTGCGCATCTGCGAGATAATATGGCAGTCGGCATCAGTCCAAACCTTGTCGCCGGCCTTCTTTCTGTTCTCTTCGGGGAAAGCACTGACCTTCTGAATGAACTGCTGCAAACCCTCACCCTTTCCCTGCCAAGTCATCTTGGCGGTAGACAAAAGCTGTGCAGTAAGGTTAGAGAGTGTGGCCTCTGCGGAGTTTTTGCCCGTCTGCACAACATCACGCACCCAAGCGGCTATAAGGTCCGCGTCGTTTCCAAACTGCTGGAACAGTTGCTCCTTGTATTCGCGCTGACGCGCATTCTCTGTCCACTTGTAGCCGATAAAGTCGGGGATGGTTCCAGTGTAGATTTCCAGACCATCGTTGTCGAGCTCTGGCGCATCGCCAAGAGGAGCGCGAAGGTGCATCAGCGGGGCGGCCTCTGCCTTACGTGATTTAATAGTGAACGAAGCGGTTCCGTCGTAGTCAGTTGGCGTAGGCATTGAAGCCTTGTGCCCCTGTGTGAGATACCAGCCGTAGTTTGTATAGAGCAACCCCTTGGTGTTCAAGAAGCTCCTCAAAAAGTTAATGTTATCCTTTGAAGAGAACAGCTTTGCGTATCTCGAATTGTTAAAATCGAATTGCTGCATATCCTGAATGTTGTTTTGTTATCCTGTTAAACCTATTGAAGAAAAGAGCGAATTAGAGGTTGAACCAACCAGGGATCTTGCTCTTGTTGAGCGCAAGAATTGCAGGAGGCAACTTGTTGCACTTTGCCAAATTCAAGACCGTGTCCTCGTTAGCGCGGGCAGGAGTATAGAAATACCGTGCTCCTTCTCCCTCTTCTGCGTTTGTAGACATGTTGGGCTCGTAGAAGAAGTCGTTGTCTCTGTCAAAGTATGCGTTCGGGTTAGTCACCATAGCGGTAGTGTTCGCGCCAACCTTTGCTGCCTCAACGAAAATATCGCCCTTCTTGGGTGTTGCGCCTACCTGAGCGCCAAGGGTAACCTCCCAAACATCTGAACCTCCGTCAGTAGAGGCAGTTACTCCGACAATGGTAATGCCTGTACCCTTTGCGGTAAGTGTAGCTGGGGCAACCATGATGTTGTCACCGACAAAAGGAATATGATGGTATCCGTCACGAACGAGCTTGATGGTCTGCTCGGTGGAAGCTGCCACATCTTTCGCAAGCTCAAAATACTTTAGGATTTTGATGGTCTGCCCACCGTTTTTTCCATACACGTCAGGGTCAAACTCGCAAAGGTCGCCTGCGTAAGCCTTAGCACGGCCTCGGAACGGATTCACTACGACTCCACCGATTGGTACATAGACAAACTGGCTCTTGTTGCCGTCGGTAAGTGTTACAAAAACACTTCTGTGGCCGCCAATCTTACCATGGGCCTGAATGAGGGTCCTGCCGCCAAAGTGACCGCCATACCCACGCTTCAAATAGAAATCATCTGCTGATGCTGTCATAATTGTACTTTTTAATGTGAATGAAATCTCCCGCTACTCGCCAGCTGACGGGTTTACGATGCCAACAACGTCAGAGAAATCAATCTTCCCATCTCCGTCTTCTTGGCCGCTTACGTCTGGCGTGTTGGCCTTTCTTGACGAGTGAGATATGTTGTAGAACTCCTCTGCGTCCGACAGCTCCTTCTCGATGTCGGAGTCTTTTGTCAACGTCAGCTTTTTCATGTAGGCGTCAATCCACTTGGTGTCATTGATGCCTTTTTCCTTCAGCTTGGCAAGAAGTTCACTACGTTTACCCGAGACAAGTCTCTCGGCCTCATGTTCGGCGTCACGTTGCTCCAAAGCCTCCAGTCTTTTGAGCAACTTGCTTATAGAGTCGTTTGACTCCTTGCCTTCCTTGCCGTTCTCTCCAGGCTCCTCCTCGAGGTTCTTCTGCGGATGCTCTTTGTTCCACTTTTTTATGAAATCCGCATTATCCTTCTCGTAGTTTCCGTTTAGAGAAACAAACTGTGGCAAAAGTTTTGAAACCAAGTTGTCCAGCTCTGTCTCTTCGTTAACCAAAAGATCGAAATGGGAGTCACTCAAACTTTTGATTGTCTTGTCACTGATGGAAAGGTGTTTTCCATTTGCAGTGAGCTTCGCTTTTAGGGTGTCCAAAAGCTGTTGTTTTGTAAACTTCATAAATAGCTTTGTTTAGTTTTTTGAGCAAAAATAAGAAGTAATAATCATGAAGCAAAGTTTATAACAACCTCTATTTGACTGCTATCCAATAATTTGTAGTATTTTATTCAATAATGTTTTTTCATGTTATAACTTTGTGTTGTGGCAGAAATAAAAGATATAGAAATTAGACCACAAGAAGGGTTTCAGATGTCCTTTGCAAGCAGTAATGCAGATGTGGTTTTCGGCGGAGGAAATCTCGGCGGAGGCAAATCGTATGGTCTTGTGCTTGCTATGGCTGAGCCTCTAATGACCGATCCTGATTTCCGTGCTATGATTTCTCGCCGTTCACTCGGAAACCAAAAGGCTGGCGGTGGCTTCGTTGAGAAGTTCAAGCAGATATTTGGAGCCGACTATGTAAAAATCAGGGAAAGCGAGAACCCTCGCGTAACATTTCCAAACGGAACATTCGTTGACTTAACCTATTTGGATGACACGAATATGGATAAGCTGCGAGAGCGTGCAAAGGGATGGGAGTATGACCTGATTGCAATCGACGAGCTAACAGAGATGTCTTGGGAGGTGTTCTCTTACGTAATGACACGAAACAGAGGACAAAGCAAAACGTTTACGGGAAAATTCTTCGCCACACTAAACCCCAAGAGAAGCCACTGGACGAGAATATTCCTCGACTGGTATATCGGTCCTGACGGATTCATTATTCCCGAGAGAGACGGTGTTGTTAGGTACTTCTATTGCGCAGGACCCACAGTCAAAGATGTCGTGTGGGGAATGACAAAGGAGGAGGTCTACAACAAATGCAGGATAGACATTGATAGAAAGCTAAAAGCCGTAGGCGGAAACTTTAGCTACGATGTAATGATAAAGAGCTTCGTGTTCTATCAGGGAAAGCTCGGAGCAAACAAGAAGATGCTCGAAAACAACTCTGGTTATTTGGGTTCTGTAGCGGCTTCAGGCGGTAGAATGGCACAAGCTCTTATGGAGGGTAATTTTAACGTTGATCCCGAGGAGAAAGAAGACATTCCCATCCCAAGCCAATCTGCAAGAGATTGCTTCGTTAACGACCCAGCAGTTAATGGCGACAAGTGGATAACAATAGACTTGGCTGACTACGGAACCGACAATACTCTCATGCTTTCTTGGAATGGATTTCATGTCACCAATTATGAAATCGTGATGCGTGCCACACCAAGGATGAATGCCGAGAGAGCGAAAGAGTTTGCTTCAAGAGAGGGAGTTGCAGAGTCGCACATCATATACGATGCCACTGCGGGAAGATATTTCAACGACTATATACCGGAAGCTATTCCTTACATATCAGCATCAAAGCCTCGTGGCATCTACTATTTGTCAGCAATGAGCGTAAAAGACTTGTGCTACTTACGCCTTTGTTACATGATAAAGCGAGGTCAGTTGACTTTCGAGGACAGCGTGGCGAACGCCACATATACGCACCAAAACCTCAAATATAAGGTAACTATTCAAAACGAGTTCCTTGAGGAGTGTGCAGTTGTTCGCTTCGACAAAATGCAGAGCGGCAAGAGAAAATTGCAAAGCAAAAAGGAAATGAACAGAAACCTTGGAAAAGGCCGTTCAATGGACTTGCTTGATCCTTGCGCAATGCGTATGTATCCGTGCGTTGATATGGAATATGGAAGTGAGCTTCACGCTGGTTTTCAGACTATACAGGATGAAGAAAGAGTAAGTCCGAATGCCCAAAGCATTTATGACGACACCTTGTGGTATTAAAGCGATAACGACAAGATATGCTGAAAAAGGAAAATATCAAAATGGTCTTAGAGACCGTCCGGGCAGATTGGGAGAAGGCTGACGAAAAAGACGTTGCCTTTGCAATCCTATGTGATGCGTTTGAGGATAAAACGCTTGCATACCGCATTGCTTACAGAAAAACGGACAAAGAGGCTGATAAATTCTATCAGACGCCACGTTTCAAGAAACTGCTCGAAGTACTTGAGCCGTTCGGCATCGGTAACGTGAATAACAATGCCATAACAAGAGAGGAAAACAAAAACGAGCTATTAAAAATGCTCGACAAGATACAAGAGGCCGTCGCTCGCCACGAGATCGAAACCAAGGACGCGCTGAAAATGCAGACCGACATCCGCGTCAAGCTGAACGATAAGTTTGAGATGGAGGAAAGCCAAAAGCAAAAGAGAATAATCGTTGTGCCAAGCAAGCACGACATTGTTTGCCCGATGACTCGAAGAGAGTGCAACTTTTGGCCGACAAGAAAGGCTTGTGTGAAACACTTCGGCCTTATTGATCCACAAGAAGGAGGAAACGGGAAATCAGTTGTAGAATCACCAATAAGCAAAAAGGATGAGTAGAAGGAGGCAAGACATAATAAATGACTATTTGGAGAATCCGCAAAAGATGCTTCTGAAGAGACCTTTCTTCAGAGGTTCGGAAAGTATTGGCATAAACGACCCTACGGAAGGGTGTAATGTCAAGACAAACCAACTGCGTGAAGCAGAGCTTCCTGAGGTAAACAGAAGAATAGTCTCGCAAGAGCGCTTTATGAGGGAGCTCGACCCTAATTGTCATAACGTAATATTCGACAACAACCTTCCGAGTATATGCGTAAAACTTGAAGATGGAAGCTACTCCGAGATTCAGTTTAAGAGATTTGGCATTCCTATGCAGAGGGCTATTGTGAAAGCGCAAACGCTTTACCTTGCAGGAAACAAGCGCGTTCATATACTACATGATAGCAATCCTTCGGACACGCTTAAAAACAACTTCGCGGACTTCAAATGGCATTGGCTTAACGACAACATGGATGGCGTTGGCTATCGTGCCGTGAAGGTTCAAAAGAGCTTCGGAGACGTTGGCGTTCTAATGTATATGAATGAGAAGAATGAGATAAAGTCACGTATCTTCTCATACGAGGACGGATACCAAGTCATTCCTCACAAGGACGACAACGGAGAACCGCTCCTTGATTGTGTGTATTATAAAACGAGTGATGGCGTGCGACATATCGACGCTTACGACGACACTAACCATTACCATTTTAGTGACTACTTCCCAAGCGGAAACGATGGCGGCGAGAACACCAAGAGCGGATGGTATATGGATTACAAGGAGGAGCATGGATTTAACGAGAGTCCATTGGTAACAAAGCGAGGCGCTCCTGCTTGGGATAACGGAGAGGATCTGATAGAGCTCTTTGAGATAATATATAACCTCTTTGCCGTTATTCAAAAAAGACACGGATGGGGAATCCTGTACATCAAGGGAAAGTTCAACGAGACCGCAAAGAAGATCGCCGGCTCCGTGATATTGAACGACACATCCGTTGAAGGCAATGGCTCCGCCGAGTTCAAAGCTCCTCCGAGCCCACAAAACATGATTGATTTCATGCAGGCTATTCTCGATCAAATACAGATAGCAACAGGCGCAACGTTTATCTTGCCAAAAGACATCAAGTCGAGCGGTGACGTGAGCGGACTTGCTATTCAAATGACCCGTTCGCTCGACATTGTTGAATCTTCAGACTCTGTTATTGAGTGGCAGAATTTTGCGAGCAAGATGTCACGCTTATATAAGGAGGGGCTTGCGAAGCAGCTTGTGTCAAGTGGCGAGAACCCAACAGCCATCACCGATTTTACAAAGATGAAAGTCAGCACATCGTTCAAGCCTTGGCAGCCATTCGATGAGAGCACTTGGAATCAAATGTTATGCACAATGAAGGGGGCTGGAGTGATTTCAACAAAGACCGCTGTCGAAAAGAACACAATATCCGCACCGGATGAGGAGGTAAGGCTGCAAAAAGAGCAAGAAATCGCTTCGAGGTTGGAAGCTTTGAATAGTAGCATCGAACAGAGCGCCCAACAGCAAATCGCAGACTTGACTAACGAGAGTAATAACGAATAGGTTTACGTATAGGCCATAATGAAGAAAAGTGATTTATACATAAAAACATCATCTGTTGATAGTAGCGGGAAAGAGGTTGTTTCTCTTTTCCCGTCAGAAACTCATGCTCTTAGGCTTGGCTCATATACGTACAATAGCAAGAGAATGGGAGGTGCGCCAACATTAACTGCAACAGTGTACTCTCGCAAACCCATTATATGGGAAAAAGACGTATTTGTCGAGTTTCTTGGAGAGCGATACTACGCAAGTTATACTCCGAGCATGAGCGAGGACAACACCTCTATGATGTTTAAGTATGACATAGAGTTTGTTTCAAGACGTGAACTGCTTGACAATACACTTTTCTTCGATGTTGTTTCTGACAATGAACAGACACAGGATTCAGACAAATATCGCTCAAATCAAACATCGTTCAAATTCGGTGGAACAATAAGCGAGTTCGTTTCTCGCATCAATAGCTCTATGGCCTATTGTGGACTTTACTTGCCAAACTCGAAAGATAAGGGGTATCATGTTGTTATTGATGAAGGTTACGGGACAGATGATGTAAAAGAGGTTTCTTTTGAGGATCAGTATCTCTCAAATGTGCTCCAGCTTATCTATTCAACCTTTGGCCTCACCTATTATTGGATTGGTAAAGAGTGTCATGTTGGCAAGCAGCAAAACGACTTGAGCGTAAGCGGTAATTACGGAAAGAAATACGCGCTTCGTTATGGCAGAAACGATTCCTTTTTGTCGGTTAGTAAACAAAACTCCAACAACAAGATTGTTGACATGGTAACTGGCCATGGTTCATCGGACAATATACCTTATTACTATCCGAACGACGACGAGTACGGAAAGGCAGTTTATAGCACAGAAAACTTTGACGAGTCTTTAGTAACCTTAAATTCGCAGCTTAATTATTTGTTATAAATGCAAGTCCTTGACAAACATTTGTTTGCAAAGACTTGCATATGTCAGGATTTTCACTTAACTTGGTGCTGCTACACAACCGAGTAAGTATTCGCTGGCATATGACAAAGTTACAAATAAAATTTGATAGAATCACATCTTTTGGCGGAATTTATCTCGTCAATCGCTTATTTGACCACTTTTCACTGGGTAAGGTAATCAATGACACGCTTGGCTTGCGCAGTACTGCTTACAACGGCTAGCAATGGGATGAGATAGTCAAGTCATTGTTCGACATCTACCTTTGTGGCAGTGGCACATCAATTAAATCTTACCTGTTTACAATATCCTTATTATTTTTTAAAATCGGATAATTTCTGACATTTAGCTTGGACCAATTCAGAATTAAAGACAGAATCTCCTAATAGGGCATGGCTTGAAAGAAACACCCAATATGCATTTATTGATCAAGAACTATGGATGTTACTATCCCATCCTTTCTATAGAAAGAAATTAAAAGAATATATTATAAATGAAAAAATACTTAAAGTATACAACGATGAGAAAAATAAGGGTATCTTAAAAAGTCTTTTACAATTGCTAATGGTTATATAAAACTAATGAAGTCCCGTAAAAAGCATTTAGTTGCCATTCTACGGTCTTTTCCATAACGTCGCAATTACTTTGATGTGATTATTGTGATGCTAAAAAAGCAAGAATAAAGAGCGACTATAAATATGATTATCAGTGTTAAAAATCATAAGAATCACCTTGATTCCCTGTATTTTTATTATCTTTGCAGAAGATAAGCTGCACTCGGCAATTTGAAAGCAAGCTTTCATTGCACTTGTTTGCAT